GGAGAGCAATCATGAGTATTCAAAAATTAGAATTATGCGGGAAAATTATTTGGCAAGTTTTTGGGCCTGACAGACTGTTAGCAATTTTCAAAACAAAAAGGGAGGCAACTATTTTTATGGATGAAAACGAACATAAATTCTTCAATGAAGATGAATAAACCAGGCGCACCACGCAACAATAAAAACGCTATGCGTGGTGAACAACCTGCGCATAGCACAGTGCAGTTCCGATGCACGAAAGGCCAGAAAGATGGCTTTATACAAGCTGCTCAGGCAGAGGGCTTAAAGCTGTCTGAGTGGATTATAAATAATTTATCAATTTGTGTTGACAAATAGAAATAACAAAGTATTATTTAACCATACCGGCAAGGCGGAACCTTGAACCTAATTGGAGAATTGACCATGAAAAAAAATGATGCAATGAATGTTTTAGGGCTTACAGTTTTAACTGCTGAAGCATTAAAAAAAGCCTACCGCGCAGCCTGCGCAAAATATCACCCCGATAGAAACCCTGCTGGCCTGGAAATGATGAAAGCCGTTAATGTGGCTTATGATGCATTAAAAGGCTTACCTGATGATACAGACAAAACACAAGGAACAGGTGAGGAGTTCTTTTTTGGTGACAAGCTAAATGATGCAATTAATTCTGCGTTAGCCATGGAAGGCGTGATTATTGAAGTTTGCGGTAACTGGGTTTGGTTATCTGGCAATACTAAGCCACACAAGGACGCAATAAAAGCCGCTGGTTTTTGGTGGGCATCTAAAAAATCAATGTGGTACTTTCGCCCTGCTGAATGGAAATCTACAAATAGAGGAACATGGGATATTGAAAAAATCCGCGACACTCACGGCAGCGTAACAGTATCAAGAAAAGAACGCGAAAAGCTGGAAGCATAAAAGCCAAGCCACACCGCCAAGGAAGGCGGTTACAGTGCTTTTCAGCATGGCTTGACAATTTTTATTATATTACAACATGGTGATTTATGGAAAAAAAACACGGCATGACCGGAAAACGTAACGCGGCCAAGGACGACTGCGCAGAATCATATATACATGCTCGCTGTAAGCCTCAAGACAAAGCATCTTGGGTTCGTGCGGCCCAATCTGAAGGCTTGAAGCTTACAGAATGGATTATCAACACTTTAAACGAAAAAGCCCCGCGATAACTGCGAATTATCCGGGGCCATGACCACTAACTAAACTGGAGTTAATGATATGACAACAATAGCAGAAAATAACGAACTCATCACTTCAACCGATGTTGAAAGACTTGTCACCCTGCGCAAACAGTTTATAGACCGAGCTAAAGTCGCAACGGATGAATTGTTGGCGATACAAAAAGAAATGAAAGAATTTTACGATTTGTTTGGCTTTAGTTATGCGAGTCGTGATGGTCTTGAATTGCGTCATAACCCTATGCCTGAAATCGAAAAAAACATCGATAAATCCATGTGGGGTTATCTGATGGAGAAAACAAACATGTTCAACGTGATGGATCATGCTACAAAAGCCAAATTCAGAAAAGATCTTGAGAATCCACCCGCTTTAACCGTCGAATCAGTTGCCGCCACTTTTGCCGAACTACTTAACTCACGCGATGATATTTTTGAGCAAGGCATCATAAACTTGTTTAAAAACCTATCTTGGGATTACAAGACTAATCAGCCGCAAAAGTTTGGCAAACGCATTGTTAAAACTTTCTGTTGTCGCCCCAACTGGAATAAAGGTATGGCTGTCAACTATGGCCGAGCTAGTGATGAATTAGTTGATTTAGAAAGGATAATGCTAACCATCGACAAAAAGCCACAGCCAGAACACTCTAAAACATTACCTATGAGGATAGATGCTTATTCACAAAAAACAGGTGAAAAAACATATCAAGACGATTATGTATCTGTCAAGATGTTCAAAAACCAAAACATGCACATAGAATTTAAACGCCCTGATTTGATCGAACAAATGAATTTTGTAATTGCTAGGAACTATCCTGGCGCATTACCAGCACCGAAGTAACGCCGCCAATCAATAAACGCTGTTTTATGTGAAAACCCTTTGCCGGTATATCGCCCACACCGGCAAAGCCACACTCCCTTAACCTTGGTTAGCCTAGGTTTTGTCAAGACGGAACCTGATAATATTCACCCGTCACAAATTGCAATGACACCCTCTTAGCTCTGGCTGGGGAATCATGCATCGCCCACTTGCTTAAAAGTGCTTGTTTTCTCGCCTCTTGCCAGTCACACATGACTAAAGCCTGCCTCATTTTCTTGAACCCCATAAATCCCGCTATACCCAACTGAAAAGCCATCTGTACACACGCATCATGTCTAGAGCCAGTCATTAAGCCTAGTCCGTGCCACTCGCGGTATAAAGCATCTTGTGCATGGGTTAGATCAAACCTCAGCAGCTCTTCAGCATATGCTTTACTGATATTGTCCGGTATCACTTCGCCTTTGAACCGTGGACAGGCTTCTAAGTTGTGTCCAAAGCCTATCGTCTTTTTTCCGCCTGTGCATAAATATAGCTTGGCTATGAAACCCTCTTCAAACTTGACTTGCTTTATCAGTTGATCACTTACCATTTAACTGATCCTCGACCAGCTTTGCATATCCAGCGATGTCATGCCAGCTATCAGAGTAATTAGAATCGCCATTGATGATTCTACCGATTTTGTGAGCAATCATTTCCAGCGCTTCTTTCTGCGATGAATTTAAATCATGCCAGCCGCCAACGTACATTGCAGATTTTATATTCTGAGTTATTAACGCATGGCTTTTAAATTCGCCATACCTATTGCCACGCTCTTTCAGTGTATCTTCAATTTTTGGCTTTGCCTCGCTCATTGCTTTCATTCTCTCTGACATCATTTTGTCCTCACTCATACACCCAACAATTAACGGACAATAACCACACAGTGCATTTTTTGCGCTGCTGTATTGTCCATAGCAACTTTTACTAATTGCCTGAATGCTTTCATCGCTTTTTTTAGCCTCTGCTTCCACATCATCACCCCAAACCCAAATATGATTTGTCATGTAATACCCTAGTTTTTTTGGTGCTGTCCACAAGTTTATTGGAGGGAAAAACATTTACCCATTACCCCACTTTTCAGTTCTAGGCGCTTAAATGCCAGCATCCTGGCTCGGTCTTGATCCAGTTTGCCATCAATGACCATAACCGCCACACGCTCAGCAAAATCGTCTTGTTCTGATTCTGTGGCATTCGGCATTTTAGACAGTAGCCACTCTATATCCTGCTCGTATATTTCGCCGATGTTAGACACTATTGAAGCTCCAATCTATCTATTGCCTCACCAATAGCCGCCGACAACTCTTGCCAGCTTTCTTTTGTGTGCAACTCGCTTTTAATTTCAATTTTGGCGCTGCATTCATCATATCCAGACACAATCGCCATAAGACTTAAATCATCTTCATAAATATGTATTTCAGTGGCATAACATTTCATCATCACACCAGCCCCTCAAATATCCGGTTAATCAACTCGTCAACCATTTTGCAAACCTCGTTAAATACCGCCCAGCATCCCCGGATTACCCCGATTGATATAATCCAGGTTGCAGCAAACATGGCAAACATTATGCGCAAAATCAGCATGGCAATGACGCTAAAAAGCACAGACTTAAAATAATGAACAATTCGACATAAGCCTCGATGCACCAAAAATAGACTTCATGCTTCATAGTGCCTCCTAAAATGGGATGTCATCGAATTCTTCAACATTTTGTGTTTGATACTTCCTGCTGTTTTGCTCACTATACTGAGCATGATTTTCTTGTTTTTGCTCAGTACCGGATTTTTTACCCACTAAATCAATAATATTTGCATTGAGTTCCAGGTTTGTTTTTGTTGTGCCGTCTTGTGCTTGATACTCATTAACCGACAATTCACCCGATACAAAAACCTGCTGACCTTTTACCAGATAATCTTTTAACTGCCCTTCTGCTCGTTTACCGAATAATGCGACTCGAATAAACATGGTTTTCTGCTTGTCACCGAAACCTTGATTATTAGCCACGTTGACATTCAAAACGGCTCCGCCTGATTGCAGATAGCGAACTTCCGCATCTCTTGTGCATGTGCATACTGCATTGAAAACATTGCTCATTTATTCCCCTTGTTCTACTTCTCTACCGCACCATGCGGCAAAGCTTGATAAATACAGCTTTCTTTTTTTGTCGCCCTGTTGATACAGAACCCCTGTGTCATTTTCACGCGGGTTTTTACCTGTCGCGTTCCAGTAAATATCCGGCTTAAAAGCATCCCCAATGGCCGAAACTGTTCTAGTTGTTTTCCCAGCGCCCTTATTAACGTAAGTTTTCCCTACTTGAATATCGGATGGTTTCATTTATTCACTCACATGACTCGATTTATAGGAGCACTTACCAGTCAATGAATAAGTCATTGATCCCGGTACGGCTACAACCTTCCGCATTTCAACCATTGACCGGCCATGCCTGCATCGCTGGCCTTTCTGATCTGTTTCTTTATTGCATCCATTGTAAGTACAGCGATATATTGTCATTTATATTTCCTTAATCCTAATATTGTACTTATCTAGCATTAATTTCCTTTTAATTATGTAATCCCTAGTTTTCATTCCTTTTACATCTTCAACGACAATAATTCCATAATGTCTATATACGAAATCAGCAATATATTTTACTGCTCTTTCTACTAATTCTCCGTCAATATATTGATTCGGTATTAATTGATATTTAACTTGTGTTTGTAAATCACAGATTACTTTTGAATCTTGCCAATGTTTTAATAATCTGTATCGTTCAGCCTCTTTTTTAGAGTCAAACTTTATTCCATCAATTTCGGTCTTGGTATTTCTATATTTCATATTTTCACCAATCCTTTTTGCATCAATATCGCCTGAGTCCTAAAAACCCCCTCAGCAAAGCACAGCCTCACAAAATCAATATCATGCTTAGTAGTGCGCCTGTCTACTTCGCTATGACAATCTGAGCAACCGTAAGCACCTTGTAAATCGGTTGGTTTAATGCCTATGCCTGTATTAAGCCGGTAGTGACAAAAAACAGTCGTTTCAGAATTGTGATTACATACGCCTGGTATTCTGATTTGGCATTGCTCTCCATGCGCTGATTTGGTTATTTTGCTCACATCATCCCCCTTGGGTTGGCTGTAAACATAACGCCCAAATCACACCCGTAGGCGTAACACTGTTCCAAATAATCACTCATGCCTTTTGTTGTGAGTTTTGTCGTGCTGCCGACCATTTTTAAACTGCCATCAGGCATTTCCAGCCATTTTTTATAGTCTGCTGTCGTGATGCCTGGCGTTGCTTGCTCTGGCAAAAAGTGGGTTTTCAGCATTTCATGCCACACCGCTTGCGACCATAGCCGACCTTCTACGAATGCTTGCTCTGCAAAGTCACCCATCAAAGACGCCCACATCAGCCGGTTTTGGTCGCCTGTGCGTATCTTTTGAAACGGTTTAACCTCAACACACATAACAGGCTCAAGGCTCAGCGCTTGAAGCTGCAAAAGCATGTAGTCTTTAGATTTTGGGCTATCTATTTTGTATAGTTGCTTCATATTGAACACAAAGCACACCCTGGACCTTGTCCTCTATATTTTTTTGATTGAAGTACGTCTCTACCTGCGATTACTGCTATTTGCTCAGCAATTTCATAATGCCTGCGCCCAGTTTCATCAAAATAAAATGCTTTCATCTGATGTGATTCCCCTGCCGCCAAACAGGGAAAACAACCGACACGATCAAATCCAGCCGCATACAATGGATTTTGCTTACCTTCCAAAAATTCCAATACTTCGGATTTTGACCAATCCAGTACCGGCATTCGAATACTCACACTCGATTTAGCTAAATATTTAGGGTACTTGTTCGGCATATAGTCATGAGGCGCATACAATTCATCACTTACTTTAAATTTGTATCTTGCCGCCCTCTCTGCGCTTTCTTGCACTCTCACGCCGTACCAAATCTCAAAGCCTCCGTTGATTTTTGAAAGCTCTTTGTAAAAATACTTAGACGGTCTGATTTTTAGTTCATCTGTGCAATGCCTAGCGCCGCCACCTGGAAATCTTTTGTACTTTGTGCAAACGCTTTGCACAGTGCCTGCTGATAAAGTCACTAAAACAACATTGTTTTCATTTGCTGTTTTTATAACGTGCGCGTATGTTTCTGGATGCTCAAATCCTGTATCGCAAAACATCGCAATGATATTTTCAGCACTGAATTTTTGTAATGCCAACATCAAAGACGCTTGCGAATCTTTGCCACCGGATAAAGGAACAACACATTTTATTAATGATGTTATTTTTTCACTTCCAGTGCATTCAATGCCGTATGCTGATAAATCAATCATCTATAACCACTCCTTTTTCCCTTTTCCCCTTTGGCACTGTAAAGTCACGGATTACGCCGTAAATTGATTGCCTCTGAACCATGAAACGTACATCTGGATTTTCACAACGCCCATCTTTAATCATTCTTGCCTGATATGCAGGATGACAATCTGTGCAGAATCCGGCTGCTGGCGGATAAAGGTAAGTGCTATCCGCTGCAACCAACCACAGATACACTGACTCCTTATCTGCGCATTTTGGGATTACATTTTCAAATTTAGGCATCATCGTGTTAGCCTCAAACATCCGTCCCAGTACGGTTTACCGGCTTCCCTTCTGTCAACGCTAACAATCACTTCTCCATCGATTTCGATATGCATAAACGGCAATGGCCCAAACGCTGATTTCAATATATTCATCACGTCGGCTGTCTCCGGGCTTCTGTCTCGGAGCGTTCGCGGTTTAATTCGTCCAAAAAATCGGTTCCGACCTCCTTCGGAATCTCAACAAAAACCTTTTTCCCTTCGCGCTTTAATCTATTGGCTAGGGTGTAAGCCGCTTTTTGGCCGGTGAAACTCGCATCGTTATCAGCGTAAATCCAAACCTCATTTACTGACTCAGGAACCTGCAAGGCTTCCATCAAAACCGCATTGCCAGCCGCCCACATCGGCAAGCCTTCAAGTTGATGCACAGCAAGCGCTGTTTCTATGCCTTCCGCTATCCCTAAAACTCCGGCTTTTGGCTCAAACAGTTGGATAGAACAACCGGCAAGCGGGAATAGTGATGGAAGTATTTTTTTTGGCGATTCAATGGCTCTTTTTGTTTTGCAATCGTCTGATAAATAGGTAACGTGATAACTGCAAATCTCGCCGCTGATGTTTCTGAAAGATGAACATAACGCGGGGAATGCCCCTTGTTTTGCTCCGTCCTGGTAATAAGGAACGCCTGTGCTTTCGTGACAATTCTTTTCTGGCAGAACCGAAATGCCGCGTTCTGTAAAGTAGGCAAAGGCCAACGATTGTTCAGTAAGTCTTGATAATGTTTTGTGAATTGCTTGTAATCTGGTTTTATTTTTTTCATAGTCATATTCTCGTTTAATGGGTTCCATGGTTTCTATTCTCTCGCCACGAATACGGGCTGCTGTTTGTCTGAATGATTCGCCGGTAAATTTAAGGGCTAATTCCATGGCCTGAGTAACGCCGCACTTTGAACACACCCAGTATTCTTTCTTTGGGTTCCAGCGGGCATTCTTGCGATCGTCACCGCAGACAAGGCAATCACCGTGCTTTCCTGTAAACGCTTGTCTTGGCAGTCCTATAGCGGTCAAAACGCCACTCCAACGGCCTGAGCATTGCTGATGGATGTCTACTAATGCGATCATGCTGCACGTCCTTTTGCATAAGCAATCTGTCTGTGCTTCATGTAGTTGACAACGTCGGACGTAGGCTCTTTTGCTACCTTCTTCCAGGCTGGCTGTACGCCGAATTTCGCCTGATAGGCATAAAAAGCCACGCCGTCACGCTTGCCGGTACGTCTGCACCAACCTAGCATCTGTTGATACCAATCTTCTTTTTCTATGCTTGGTACTTTTTTGACCTCTTGCAGCTCGGCTTGGTGTACGGGGATTGCGTCGCCTTTTGGGATAATCTCAAATCCGCAAGCAGGGCATGATCGACGGCTTTTAAAAACGGTTTCGCATTTTTTGCAAACTAGCTCTTTTGGTCCCTTGCGATCTTCTTTCTTTTTCCTGGCCCGCTCTTCGACGGATTCTTTTCCGTCAAGTGACCATTCAAAAGCATCTGTGGGTAAGCCTATTTTTTCGATGATTCCAGCGTGGTCAATAACGATTCCGCTTTGTTTACCAGTAGCAAGACGAGTAACGCGCCCAACACATTGCAAATACACGCTAATAAGTTTTGTGGGTCGTGCAAGAACCACACATTCGAGATTAGGAATATCAATACCGACGCTGACAATCCCAACATTAACAATCCCAATCGCTTTTCCTGTTCTAACTTCATCGAAAATCCCCTGTCTTTCGTCATCTGAATAGTTGCAATCGACATAGTGGAACCTCCACCCATGGCCGTTGAATTCTTCGCATAAATGCCGCGCATGTGCTTGGCTTGATGCGAATATCACTGTTGGTTTTCCGGCTGCTAAACGCTTCCAGTTGGCGTATATGTCGCCCACTAATTGCGGCTTATCCATTACGTCGCCTAGTTGTGATTCCCTATAGTCGCCATCTGCATCAGTTTTCAAGCCTGATAGATCAATTCCAGGTTTTGCGTAGCACTTCAACGGCGTTAAAAATCCTTGATCCATCAATTGTTGCATCGTGATGGTTTCCACGATGTCATGATAAAAAATGCCTAAGCTTTGCTTTTTTGGTGCAATAGGTGTTGCAGAAAATCCGATTACTAACGGGTAATTGCTAAACAATTCCAGTTTTTTTGCTGTAAATTGAAGATGCATTTCATCAATAATTAACATATCGGCGTTAAACAATTCGATGTAACTACTGCTAAGCCTGCTCAAATATGTGTCAATGCTTGCTATCTGCACTCTTGGCAAATTAACCGGCTTTATCCCTGCCATAATAATTCCGTGATTAATGCCCCATCCGCTAAATGATTCTGACAACTGCATAACCAACGATCTACGCGGCAACACTATCAAAACCCTTGCGATAGGCGATTTATCAAGCATATTTTTTGTTAAATCGGCAAGCATTGCACTTTTGCCTGATCCGGTAGCAATACAGCTTATGATTCTGCGATTACCCTTCCCAAAGGATTGGCGTATCGCATTGTTTTGCGTTATCTGATATGGCCTTAAACTTAGTTCCGTCATATAATCACCTCGTTCGTTGAACACTAAGCCGGTTACTTTCTTCGCGGGAATGACCGGCTTTTTTATTTAAATTGTTTTGAAATGCTTAACACTTTGTTTGTGTATGTCTTTCAAACCGTATTGACTTGTATTGCTTTTTTTCTTTTTCTTCTTTTTTCCCTGTCCAGGATTGTTGTTGTATGGGCGGGTTAAATACTCAGGAAACCATTTAATGAATGGGTTCAAATCTTCCTGATCGACTATAAACCAGCACCTTTTGAAGCCATCCCATCTAGCACCAAGAGCCTTTGCTTCGTCCTTGTCTTGGAAAGGGACATTCATATCAATTCTCATGTAAACCTCAGTTTTCAGGGTATAACTTACCCAAGGCGCAAATTGCACCCGAAGCGGTTTTGTTGGTTACTTGGGCCTCCTGGCTTTTTATGTGATAATCCGCTGTGACCGTTGATGCTACTAACAACCTTCAGTTTTACAGCTCGCCTAATGGCTAATTTGCTTTTATCAATCATCGTTCGGGAGTTAAGAGATAACCATTAACTACCCCACGCCTGCCTACTTTGTAACCAGTACAATCAACCTTCCCCGCTTCTATGGTTTCAAAACGGCCTAGCTTTGTTTCGCGCTAAGTTCCTGCCGTCTTGCCAATTCACCCGGTAATTACTCCGGCCTTTCAGGGTCTGTCTCTGGCTATGTCCGCTTATTGCGTGTTTCCATTACTTCATGCCTGTCTGTACGCTAACGCACACAAAACAGGGTCAAACTTTTTGAGAATCCTGCCCTGTATAAGCACCAGGTATTCTCGTAATCTGTAACTGTGCCGAAATACCGTAAAGCTCACGCTCTACGATGTATCTCAAAAACTCTGATCGCGTGGAGAATCCAAGATGACGAGCCGCAACAAGGAAATCATCATGAGTCTGTTCCGTAACCTTGGCTTTCAGCTCGCAAATAGCGTTCATGCCGCCACCCAAAAAAAACGCCCACGCCACCGCGATTCCGCAATGCAAACGTGGGCTAGTTGGGTTTCCCCTGTCCTAACTAACGAGAGCGCAGACTTAGCCGGTCTGCAAGCGGCTTTAAACTGATTGATGCATGTTGGCAGCATGACTAATCGCCAAAAATTAAATAATCGCGGGATAAACCCGTTTTTTCAGCAACAACCAAAGCAGCAGTTCGGCTCATCCTTTTTTTGCCTTTTTCCCACTCGTGATAAGTGACGGGAGAAAAGCCAATAAATGCAGCCATTTGCCTTTGGTTAAGTTTATGAGCCAATCTGTATTCTAGGAGCTTTTTCATGGGCACTATATTAGTCGATTACAAACATTGTAGCAACAAAATATTTGCTGATTGCAAAGTTATTAACGCCTATACTTCAAGCGTGGACATAAAGAGAGAGTTTTCTTTTAGACTACGGGTATCACTGCTTGATAAATGGCCTGGCGAACGTATGCAGGCTGTATGGGCCAAAAGCCTTGGTGTATCAGCACCCACTCTTAGTGAGTGGCTGAATGGCTTAAAAATGCCCAGCACTGAAAAGCTAATTGAAATTTGTTTGCTTTTAGAAGTGGGTGTAGAGTGGTTGGCTACCGGAAAAGGTGATAAAACGCCTACAGCATCACAAAAAAAAGAACCAACCCTAACGGATGAGCAAAAAAAAATACTTAAGGAAATCATCGGTTTAATCTGTGATTGAGTTTTTTTGTAAAATTTATTTGCTTTTGCCTATTGCAAATTATTCGCATAATGCTAATATTACACCCAACAAAGCAAGCTGCTTTGTGATGTGAAACTCCTAACTCAAACCGGCTGACGTTTAGCCGGTCTTTTTGGACAATAAAAATGAAAGCGAAAACAAAAAGACAAACAAAATTTGAAACCATGAGTCAAGCAGAACTAAGAGCGTTTATTGATATTTGCCATGAATCGCGTACTTACGATGCTCAATTTGATAAAGCCTGTTTTGTTTTTAATAACAGATTCAGGTAGCTGATTGCTCTTTGAGGTTTGAATGCTGGCGATTGTAGCTTCAGTTGGGAGAGCTGCTGTCGGTGGGTTCTTAGTTGTAGCTACCTAAAGCCCCGTTGTGACGGTGTATTGCGTTGGTTCGATTCCAACCAGTCGTCAGCATTGAAAGCTCAAACCATGGCTTTGGTCAAGGTCTTTTTAACGAGATAACAATGAAAATAGAAATAAAGCACAAAATAACTAACGAAGTATTGTTTTCTCATGAACAAGAAAACAACTCGATAAGGATAACAGTTGAATTTGCAATAAAAGCAAAAACCGACTTGAGTTATGCCAACTTGAGTTATGCCAACTTGAGTTATGCCAACTTGCGTGCTGCCAACTTGAGTGCTGCCAACTTGAGTTATGCCGACTTGTGTGATGCCAACTTGCGTGCTGCCAACTTGAGTGCTGCCGACTTGAGTGCTGCCGACTTGAGTGATGCCAACTTGCGTGCTGCCAACTTGAGTGCTGCCAACTTGTGTGATGCCAACTTGTGTGATGCCAACTTGCGTGCTGCCAACTTGAGTGCTGCCGACTTGAGTGCTGCCAACTTGCGTGCTGCCGACTTGAGTGCTGCCGACTTGAGTGATGCCAACTTGCGTGCTGCCAACTTGAGTGCTGCCAACTTGAGTTATGCCAACTTGTGTGATGCCAACTTGAGTGATGTTAACTTGCTTTGTTATGGCGATATGAAATTCATTTTCACGCTTCAAATTGACAATTGGTGTGTTGGATTTACTAAAGAAATACTACAAATAGGATGCCAAAAACATCCAATTTCAAAATGGAAAGAATTTACTGATGAACAGATTTTAAAAATGGATAGCAAAGCACTTTCATGGTGGAAACGCTGGAAACAACCACTATTTGCAATTATTGATGAGCGTTTAAAAGACGCTGAATAGAGCTTTGACGGCTGGCCTCTGAGTGCCTCGCTAGCGGGTCGGGACGATCTCCCCAGTCGCCAGCCGTGAAAGTTGAGTTTTGACGCATGGCGACTGATCGACCGCATGACCGTTCCGGTAGGTAATAGCAGAGGTCTTAAAAATTGCAGTCAGTCGCCAGCCGTGAAAGCTCAATTAAATGACCGTGCGAGCTTGACTCTAATCGGCTTGAGCTTTCTTTAATTAACGAGATAGGAGAAATAAAAAATGTTTCACTTTGAAGATGAAGAAATTATCACAAATCGCCGCACTCTTGAAAAACAAGCAGGTTTAAAACCTAAACAGTTTTCAGAAGATTACAAAGGGCATTTATTATTAATTACTGCCTTGATTACCGGCTTAATCGGAGGCTTTCTATTAGACGCTTATTACAGATCGCCAAGCGCTAAAACTGGCGAGATATTGGCGAAAAGCGAAATGACTAAAAAAGATATTAGTCATTTAAATTTGGCTAAACCTGAGAGGGTGCGGAAATGGCAATAGTTAAATTTCATTGCAATAGCGGTGCAAATATTGATTCATGCCGCACTGCAACATTAGATACTGTAAAAGACTTAGGACTTGAAGAAGGCGAATTTGAGTCAATGAGCGAAAACGATCAATATGAAATTGTACAAGAATGGGCTAATGATAGATTAGAGATATACTGGGAGTATGCATAATGAATACCTGCTACGTTTCACACCAAATAGATAACTACCTGCATGATATTGATGTATGTGATGCATTCAACGAAAAAGTTAATGCAAGAATTAGTAAGTTATTAGACAAAGAATATAACCCTAAAACCCATGAGCATATTATGGAAACGCTAGGACAGTTAAATAGTGACCAAGAGGCGATACTAGTCGCTATGGTTAATCATTCTGCTTGTACATTAAGCGTGATGATTAAATCATGGGTTTCTGGTTACTGGGAAACTCTAGCAGAAAAACAAGCCATCAAGGAGCTGTCAGAATGAGTTTAAAAAAACACAAGCATAGCCATCAAAGGCGGCATTTATACGAGTATTTTTATAAAAGAAAAATGACGCAACAATACTGGCTATATGCGCCGTTTTAGAGGTATTTATGAATATTTACGCAAAACTAGCAAAAGCTAGAATTGATCTGCAATCAATTAATATAAGCAAGTCTGGGTTAAACACATATTCGCATTTTAAATATTTTGAGCTGCAAGACATAATCCCACATATCAACAAAGTTATGCATGATAACGGGCTTTGTGGGGTTGTTTCGTTTGAACATACAAACGCTTTTCTTACTATTTATGCAAGCGAAGGCGAAGGCAGTATTGTTTTTCAGTCTCCAATTGCGGACGCTACTGTCAAAGGTGCAACACCTATACAGTGCTTAGGCTCAATGCATACTTACTTAAGACGCTATTTGTGGATGTTGGCCTTAGAAATTGTTGAACATGATGCTATTGATTCTCAACAATCAGAACCAGAAAACAAGCACGAACAAGCCATTAAATCGGCTAAATCACTGCAAGAACTTGTCACAGTTTGGCAAACCATACCAAAGGCATTGCAAAAGCAATTAACGCCAGTTAAAGACGATATGAAAGCCAAACTAACACCGAAACAAGAGGCCGCATAATGGAACAAAGAACTGATGAATGGTTTGCAGCTAGATTAGGATCGTTGACCGCTTCCAGGCTTAATGATGCGTTTGACTTGACTGCAAAAGGATTAGAAGGCGCAAAACGGCAACAATACAGGCTAGAACTTGTCGCCGAAAGATTAACCGGATTACAGACAGAGTTTTTCGAAAATAACGCTATGAAATGGGGATCTGCTTCTGAGCCATACGCTAGAAGCGCTTATGAGGCTGATCGCGGTGTTATGGTGCAAGAGGTAGGCTTTATTAAGCACCCTACATTGGAATGGGCCGGTGCGTCGCCTGATGGCCTTGTAAACGATGGCTTGATAGAAATTAAATGCCCTACCACTACAACGCACATAAAAACGCTTTTATCGGGTGTTGTGCCTGAGCAATACAAAAACCAAATGCTCTGGCAAATGCTCTGCACTGGTCGGAAATGGTGCGATTTCGTGTCGTTTGATAGCCGACTGCCGGATGAATTGCAGCTATTTATTAAGCGCTACGAACCAACCGCAGAAGAGTTGCAAGAGTGCCAGCAAAAAGCCATTGAGTTTTTAGACTCGGTACAAAAAATTGTCGATCAACTGGAAAAAATTGGTTGCAGTGCATGAGAAGGCGTTATTTTCACAAGGCCGATGTAAACGCCGTAAATGGTACATACACCACGATAGCTAAAATATACAGCTGTTCATGGGCAACTGCACGGCGATGGTCAACACAACCAGGATTTCCTAAGCCTATTGCAGAAGGTTTATATAATTTAAAAGCTGTGGCTAGTTGGAAAACTGAGCCGGATATTTTGGATATTGATAACGGTGAATTGCTATGCGTGAGTCGAATACCTAAAGCGTTTGGCGTATGCACAAACAGAGTTTACGAATGGGTTAGGCACCCAGATTTTCCGGTATCGGATGACAAGGTTAGAAATAAACTTGGTTGCTATTTTGATGCTTGGTGGAAAGACGACATACAGGATTTTTTAGATAAGCTGAATTATGAAATGCCTGTTAAAAAAGAAGTTAAAACTGAGCACAAACAAGTTCAGTTAATCAATTCAATATTCAGGCCAATCCATGCAAGTAACTAAATCAGGCATTGATTTTAGAAAGGATTTTATTGTTGGCACAACTCGAATTTGCAGTTGTGGAAGTGATTATATTATGAAATCAAGGATGCAAAAAAGATGTCCAGCTTGCGCTAAAAAACAAAGAAACTTAACATCAAAATTGCATAGGGAGAGTAAGAAATGAGTCGTGAACTATTGGAAGAATGCAAGCAGGCGATTCTAGCAAACCTGCAAAAATGGCAATACAAAGACGAAGTTGCTCTTTATAACGTTTTGCAAAAAATTGAAACCGAACTTGCAAAGCCTGAGCCTGAGCCGGTGGCTATTGTAGAAAGAAGAAACCAAGAGCACTCAACTGTTAGTCTTTTGGTTAAAAAAAGATACCCGGTTGGCACCAAGTTTTACACATCACCACCGTCCCGTGAGCCGCTGAGTGATGATGAAATCATGCAAGTAATAGACGGAGCTTTACATTTGGTGAAGAAGTTAGCTTGATTGATTTCGCAAGAGCTATTGAAATGGTATTGAATCATGAATAAAGCCTCACCAGTTGAAATGCGGAAATCATGCGAATTAGCAGATTCTATGAAACAAGCCGGTATATTGTTCATCCCCATACCAGTTTTAAATGACAAACATAAAGATGAGCTTTTGGCGTTGCTTGGGCAGTATCTTGAAGAGATAGGAAAAGACTTGTGAAAATCAAAATCATATCGGCATTCGATGCCAATGGGGTTATAGGCGTAAACGGCAAACTGCCATGGCACATACCGGAGGATTTGAGGCGATTTAAATCGTTGACTACTGGTCATGCCGTTATTATGGGGCGAAAAACTTGGGAAAGTTTGCCGTTTAAGCCGTTACCAGCTAGACAAAATATTATTGTTTCAACAAAAACAGAACTACTTGATGATGTTTGGTTATGTGGAAATTTAACGGGTGCGCTTTATACGGCTAATGAATTTTTGAATTATGAACAAGCATTCATCATAGGCGGCTCAAGACTCTACGAAGAAGCGATACCGCTTGCTGATACGTTACTGCTCACTAAAGTCGATCAAAATACTCCCGTTGAAGATGGCGATGAAGTAGCTTATTTCCCGCTTGAAACCTGGAACAAAGAACGGGTTAATTTTGAACTTGAGCAAGTGGAATACCGTGAAGGTTATAGGTTTGAGCGGTGGGAGCGTAAAAAATGACAGATAAACCATTCCTTCAAATCGTTGAAGCTGCGGAGCTGTTAGGCGTTGCTGAATCAACGCTACGCAAGTACCGCAACAAACCAGGCTTTCCAGTCGTCAAACGTGGGAAGCTATTTTTCCCGCGTGAAGAATTGTTAAAATGGTGGAGCAATCCTGCTAATCAGTGAGGTTTTATGAATATTGAAAATGGCTGGGTATTTTATACTGCTGACTTCTCATTATTAGCATCTGCAAAGCGTGACACAGGGTATGTCACGCTTTGCAGATGCAAAGAAGATATGAAGAAATTTAACCAACTAACACAAGAAGATCAGGATAAATGCCCTTTGTTTGTAGTTGGCCAAGGCGCAACATTTGAAGATGCGATAATATCCGCAAATCTTGCAGCGTCTCATACTCAACCTATACCTAGCACCTTGTTAGAACATTAACCAATCACGACAAAATCACGACAACATCACATGAGAGCCATGTATACCAACAAAACTAACTTCTGGTTGAGAGAAGATAGGTAACTTTATAAGGCTTATCATATTTTGCTAGATTCCTCTAAATAACTGTTTTTTATATATGTAACTTTGCTATCTTTTGCTATTCTGTTATGTTGTTTAATATCCGTTCCACGACAAAATCACGACATGGCAACCATCACCAAACGCGGAAAGACTTGGCAAGTGCAAATATTCAAGAAAGGCATACGCCTTGCTAAGTCTTTCCAAGCTAAAGGCCAAGCTCAGGCATGGGCAACACAGACTGAATCTGAAATCAATGCCGGTACTTATCACCATGGCACAAACAAAACATTTTCTGATGCTGTGGACAAGTACCTTGCAGAAATCACCCCTACCAAGCGAAACGCTTACAACGAATCCTATTTGCTCAAGATCGTCAAACAAGCCGATTTTGCCGACAAGCCCGTATCAGACATTACAACCGAGATGCTTGCAAGGTATAGGGATGAAAAGCTGAAGACAATGAAGAATAATAGCGTTAGCCGATATTGTTCGATGATACAGACCGTTCTCGAACAATCTAGGCGTGAGTGGGGCTGGATTAAAGAAAACCCCGCCAAGGAGCTTAGAAAGCCCTCTAAGAGCCAAGGGCGCGATAGGATATACAGTGATGATGAAATCAGCCAGATATTGAAAGGATTAGGCCACAATGGGCCATGTTCCAAAGTGGAACAGACCAGTGGCGATGCTTTTCTGTTTGCGATTGAAACAGGCATGAGAGCCGGGGAAATCATTGGTATGGAGTAAGCAAAAATAGACTTAGAGAATCGATTTGTGTTGCTATCGATGACCAAGAACGGGGAGCGTCGAACCGTGCCATTATCCAGTAAGGCTGTCGAAATACTGAAAAGTAGGCAGTCAGAATTAAAGCCATTCGGCATTAAACGGCATACGCTAACCGAAGCATTCCAGCGTGGGAGAGTTCGAGGCGGTGTAAAGCATGGTACATTCCACGACGGACGGCATTCAGCAATTACGCGTCTGGCTAAGGTGCTAACACAGTTTGAGCTGGCCCGTATGGTCGGCCATAAATCTTTATCTATGACGCTGCTCTATTACAACGAAACCGCTGAAGAAATAGCAAAAAAACTCAAATAGGATAAATTATGGATGTAACATTTTTAACCGCAGCGCTAAAACCAATCATTGCTTTAGCGCTGTTTGTGCTTGTTGTCATCCCTATAGAATGGCTGTTTATCAAGTTTTTCCCTGATTGCTGGTTAAAACGCTTGTTATTGAAGCGAATTAGCTAACCCTATACCTAGCAGCCCCGGTAATGCATCAACACGCGGCCCACTCAACAAGCCACGCTGCCTAGCAAGTTTCATTAATCGTGCTGTTTCTTTTGGATCAAGCAATGCATCTGCCATCATGGCCTTCATTTCCTTTTCTGCGCCTTCGTAAAGCTTAGAGCTTGCCGCCTTGCCTACGTTCATTGCGTAGCGTGTTGGCGGTATCAGTTGCAGCAATCCAGAAACAGCAGAAGGAATCCCCGCCGCCTCGGCTATGCCGTTCATAGCGAAATTCTGAAAAGTGTTTGATCCAACGCCACGCCCAAGACCTTCAAGATTTTCCTTTCTAGCTAAATCCTTTGCTATGTTGTTAAGGATGCCCATTTGCTCAGGAGTCATTACATCAACAATTCCTTTTGATATACCGCCAGTGGATTTTTTAACCAGATTACCATTCACATCTTTTAGCGCCTTCGCATAAGCGTTTTTTGTTTCTTTACCAAGCGATCCATAATCTGATAATGCAGGCTTTAAACGGTTTAATAGCTCTTGTCCGACTTCCATTTGGTTGATTGGCTTGCTGTACTCTTGGAATGTTTTCCTAGCAATTGCGTAATCTGGAACTTGTGCATCAGCCCAACTTGTTAATGCTCCTTTCACCGATCCAGAAGCGCTGCCCATGTTTTTATCGATCACGTTTTTTGCATCTTTTGCTAAAACAACATCGATGGCTTTTTTCATAGTGTCAATGTCTCCACCGTAGATTCTATCTGGCTTTGGATTGACAAAACTGTATCCACTTGATGCTTGATTTGTTGCGGGCTTCAACATGAATGGCCGACCTTCCATTCTGGCTATTTCTTTAGCCTGTTCAATAGTTCCTTTAGGCATCCGCTCCATAATGGATTGTAACTGTGGATCAATATCTAAGATTGCTTGATCGATGGTTTGATAATATGGCTCTACAGCTTTTGATCTTGCGATGATCGCGTCATTTAGCGCCGTTTCATCTTTTGCAATACCCCGCAAAGCATTAACCCTCGCTGAAGATTGCTCTAAGGCTCTGTTAGTGTAAGCCTCTGGATTGGCGGCAGACATGGCCCGTTGTAGTGAGGAAATACCTCCGCTTTCAGCCACTTCTGCTGCCGTGGGAGCGCTGCCCGGTATCAGTTCATCAGAACTTAGCAATCTTTGCTCAATGTCCGGAGCGCTATCTTGTGCCGCGTTATTGATGACACTGCCAATAATCTTTTCCTTTGACTTCCTTGAGCCTAAAGGCGCGAATATTTTTTCTGCTAAATTATACCCGTATGGCAATGAAGCCCCTAACAATCCACCAGCCGCACCAATCAGGGCATTATCGACCCTTTCGTGATGGTCGCCTTTATTTGTCAAGTATCCAGTTCCGCCACCAATTAATGCCGCGCCTTTTAGCGTGTTGGCCCCAGGTATAAAGGTAGTTGGCAATGTGGCCGCAACATTTCCTGCAACCTCGCCTATTTTCCCTGGTGTCGATTCGCTAATAATTTTATCTTGTTCTGCATGATTTCCAAGATTGAAAGTATCACTATAGCCAAGTAAATCAGTAATGCCTGTTATAGCATCAGCCGCACCTTTACCAGTGCCGACTAATAGCTTTTCTCCTAATGGCAATTTATCGAATTCAGAATAAGCCGCTGTTGATGGTTGTGTTATTGCCTGCTTGTCACCTAAGTCCCGGTAAGCTTGCGCTAATATTCTGGCGTGTTCAACATTACCAGCCGCGTGAGCTGCTTGGAGTGCTTGCGCTATCTGTTCCCGTGTCGCCATTATTGACCACCGTATAATTTCAATAGATCATCAACACTTGGCCCTTGATTGCTTTGCACCGGCGAAAAATTGCCTTGCGATTGCTGCAATATGGCTTTTTTAGCGTTTTCGGCATTTTTTTTCAGTCTCACCAACCGCTCAAAATTACGTTGTGAACTGTATTGATAAGGGTCTATACCTGTTTGTTCACCAATCAAAGCCCGCTCTGCTTCTGTTACACTTCCTTGGCCTTTCAGGAAATTAATTGCACCTTGCAATTTTGCCCCGCTGGCTGCTGTCTCGATATCTCGATAATTGGGGTCGTTTGTAATGCCACTACTCCAAAGCTTTCTAGCGCTTGGCAACATGCCGCCAGTTTCTATCCCAAAACCTACAACATTTCCGCTAAGTGGATCCACTTTAGGCGATAGCGCTTGAATTCCTCTATCGGCTTCTTCAATGATCCCATCTAAAGCCGTTAAGCGATTATTCACGCTGCTTGCAGCTTCTCCTGATGCTTTGCCAAGCTCTTTTTGCTTGGCCTCTTCTGCCGTGCTTTGGCCTATCTCTGGATTGTTTCCTTGTTGCCTGCTAATTGCGTCCAGTTCAGCCGCCGCCCTGTCTTTTAATTGTGGGTCGTCGTTTTGGCTTGCAGCTTGCATTAAGGCTTTTAAATATTCGTCATCTATAACACGCTCAGTGGTTCCAACAACATCACCCATCCTGCGCGGGACTTTTCGACCATCCTGCAAAGTTACATCATTGATTTTCTGATTTTCCTTTGCTGCCATAATCTGGCCTTGTAATCCCGGGTCTGCCGCTGGCTGTCTCAATGGCTGCCCATTACTGCCCAACGGTGCATATTCGCCTGTTCTGGCGTTAAATGATATGTATCCGTCACTGGTTGGGATAGCTTGATAATACGGGTCTATCCCCTTGTTTGGCTGTTGAATCTTCAATAGCTGCATGGCTTGTGCCGCGTTGCCGCTTCTCAGCAATTGATTAACGGCATCCGGATTATTAATGTCCATGCCTTGCATGGCTTCCCGCTGCTGATCAATCCAGGCTTGTTCCTGTTCGTCGCGTGATAGTCTACGGTTTTGCATTTTCATGGCTTGTGCTTGTTGCATACCGGCTAAAAGCCCTTGCATACCACCCTGCATAGAATCGCCAAAAGTCGCATTACGACCACCACCGCCGCCCATCATGCCTAACCCCATCATGAGCAACCCCATTCTGCCTGGATCATTGCTGATTTCTTCCAATCCTAATAACCCAGCCATATTACCCCCAGTTGCCAAAGCCGAAGCTCCCGGCATTCATGTAATTGTTGTTCATGTTGTTTAAGCTGGCGTTGCCTTGGTTAATGCTTCCAGTATTGCCACCGCCGCCAAACCCACCGCCGCCAAACATAGAGTAAGCCGATAACCCAGCGCCTAACGCCTGTCCAGCCGCACCGCCCCAACCAGACCCGGGTAATGTCTGTTGACTCTGGCCGCTGCCCGTTGTTGTGGTCGAGTTGTTGGATTGAGCTAGCATGTTAATGGCGTTGCCGTATCGGTCATTTTGTTGTTGCGCCCAGTTCTGCTGATCTTGCCAGTTTTTCAGGTTCTCATTGATGAGACCTTGTGAATAGTTGCGGTATTGATCACCAACACCCATCAGCATGTTAGCGTCGTTATAGCGGGAATCGTTGGCATAGTTGCCATATAAACCGGCTGCATTTAATCGTCTATTTTGGTCTTGCTGCCACAGCCCCGCCTGCTGGTTATAGTCCTGCATTCTCATGGTAGCAGTATTGGTGCTTAAGTCCTTGGCTAATCTATGCGCGTTATCATCCTGCGCTTGCTGCCAAGCTGAGCCACCAAAGGCATTATTACGCGCCATTGTGGCATTGGTGGAAGCCATCACATTGTTATTGTAGTTCTTGGTAATATCCTCGTTTGTCGCATCAATTACAGCCTGCAAATAAGGGTTAGCTGTGCCTATAAATGGGTTTTTCTCGGTATTGCTAACCATGCCCATAAGCTGATTACGGATAGCCCCGTATTTGTCGCCGCTAGCTATATTTTCCCTGGCTGTGCTTTCCATGGATTTCAAAGCATCGATGTTTTGTTGCGACAACGGAGCTTGAGTAGTGCCCATCAGGTTATTAGATGACCACTCATTGAGCTGATTTTGATTTGTAGGCGCTACTGTAGGAGCTCCTCCCCCTTGTGTTGGCGTTGTTCCCGTTTGCGTTGTGGGCTTGTAAATCGGATTGTATTGCTGGTTAAATTTATCCAGTGCTGCCGCTCTATCGGCTGTGCCGGATGTTTGCCAGAAGTCGTTAAACTTGCCTTGCCCGGTTTCGTTCAGTGATCCATCAGCGTTATAAAACTGGTTTGCATAGTTATCGTACACAAACTGTTTTTGGTAGTCTGTTAAGTTTCCAGCGCTATTAATCCCGGTTTTATAGGCGTTCTGGCCTGCTGTAGTCATTTGCAGGTTACCATCAGCACCCAGGTACATATTCTTTCCGCCAAGCTCAGCTTTCCATTGATCATTCAACAGATTGTCATAGCCAAGGCTTTTAGCTATGTTGGCGTAAAATCCTTGGGTTGATGGGTCTAGCTGGCTTAAATCGGGGTTAATGTTGCCTGAGTTGGCCTTGTTGACGCTTTGCAGGATGTTTTGCAGATTGGCGCTGTTCAGTTTATCAACGCCTTTAAACATATTCGATCCGGTTTTGCCTGCCGTGATATAGGGATTCAAAGCGCCATAATTGCCTTGAGACAATTCATCATTTAACCGGTTTTTTTCGGCATTGATTAACCCTTTACCGGCTTTTGTCTGCTTCAAGAAAGCAATTTCTTGATTATCCAACAAGCCATCTGCAATAGCCTGTTGGTAGTAGGCGCTGGGGTCTTGTTTTGCCTGTTTCTTGGCTGTATTAGCGGCCATGTGTGGCACTCCTATAGCGTCATCACGAC